GCCTCGAGCACATCGTGGTACGGGTATGGAGGCAGCACTGGCACCGTGAACTTAACAGCGCGACGCGCAGTCCGGTGAAGGAACTTTAGGTATTTGCGTGGTCCCGGCTCGCGAGGGAACTCCTTATCCATACTATCCAAGGCGTGGGTCAGGTACTGACCCAGCTTAGGCTGAAACTGATAGCGCTTGTCCATGCCGCCTTCTCCTGTTTGTGGGGAGCCGAAGCTCCCCTGTGGTGGTTACTGGTTGGCGACGATCTCGACATAGGCGTCGACACGATCGGCCATGCGCTGCGCGTCGTTGTCAGCAGCCCAGCGGCGCTCATACAGATTGCCTTCGAAACTGTAGAGCTCGCCGCGATAACGAAACTCGAGAAGTGCCTGGTAGCCCTTGCTGCCCTTGTGGCATGGGACGGTGCGAATGCGGGTAGTGTACTTAGTCATTTAGCGTCTCCTTTGCTTGCTTGACTGGGTCAGTATACACTGCAAGCAGATACTTGCAAGTCCCTTGAGCAAAAAAGTTAAAATAAATTTAAACCCACCCAAACTCATGCAAGCAAGCGCTTGCCAGCGTGCAGCACTAGCCGCGTTGCAGCATCGCGTTGCAGTGCTGCAGGCAAGCGCGGCATGCAACGCGTGCTGCAACGTGAGGGGGTTACCCCTTTAGGGGTACCCCCACGGTGCTGCGACGTTGCACGTGCTGGGGCCACGATGCGCTGCGCCGATCTGGCGTTGGGCTAACACTCGTTTTGGATTTCCATTCGCAACGTGCTGCACGGCGCGGCTCATCTCAGTTGACACTGTTGCGTTGTGGTTGTATTGCTACACAACCCAACATGTAGGAGGCTATTATGTTTGATTTAAGTAAAGTTGGTCAGAAGCGCGGCGCGGCAGTGCCTTGGACAGCAGCGTGCGTCGCTACCGTAGCTCGCAAGGCGTGCGCTCAGGGCGGTGAGATATCTCAGGAAGAGTTTTTGAAAGCCTGCACTGAACTGGCACCTGCGCCAAAGGAGGGCGCTCGAGATGTACGCAGGCAGGTGTTGATGCGCGCCATCAAGGATATGGTGAAGCGGAAAACATTCCCGATGGACGTCGTCGGGCGGTTCTTCGTGCCGCCGCCGTCTGAGCACGCCGAGGGTTTGGATTTAATTTGAGGGAGACTACGAAATGTTGAGTACGCAAATGAAGCAAGACATCGAGACGCTGGTTGAAGTCGTGACGGATGACAGCTCGATCGCGAAGCTGTTGCAGCGCAAGTATAACACCAAGATCTCGGTGGTTGAGGTTCGCAAGTATCGTTTGGCCAAGACGGCGATTGCGGAGCAGAAGCCAGAGACGCCAGAGGAGCTCGCGATCGTCGTTGAGGAGGCTCGACGACAGGCGCCGATGCGGGTCGGCACGTCGCTTGAGGAGGGGAGCAATAATTTGCTGGCTGCGTTGTGCCGCTGGGCGTTCAAGCATGGCAAGCTGTTGCCGAACCTGACGCTTCAGCAGCAGCGCGATCGTGCCCGAGCTGATGGCTATTCGGGAGTGATTGAAGGCTGGGCTTGAGATGTGTCGCTCGAGGTGCTATCTAGGCGACTTCAGTGGAAGCTTGAGGACGCATCGCGAGCACGCACATGCCATATCCGACTAAACGCAAACCCGAAGTGGTTGAAGAGATCTTGCACCGTTTGTCGAATGGCGAGCCGCTGGCTGCTATTTGCCGATCGGACGAGAAGTTTCCGCATCCGTCTGCATGGCTGGATTGGATACGTGCAGACGAAAGTCTAGCCATCGCGTACGCACACGCGCGCGACGTGGGCGCAGATGCCATAGCTGAGGACGCGCTGGCAATCATCGACGCAGAGCCTGAGCGGGTCATCGAGCTTGATGACGAAGGCAAGCAGTCGCGCAGCCGCATCGACAGCGCAGCAGTTACGTGGGCGCGCAACCGCGCAGACCTGCGCCTGAAGCTGCTCGCAAAGTGGAACCCCAAGAAGTACGGCGAGAAGCAGGACGTCAACATCGGCAACAAAGAGGGCGAGACCCTCAAGACCGAAGTGTCGATCGTGTCGCCTGAGCTCATGCAAGAGCTGGCTGATCTGGCAATCAAGACACCCGAAGGCAAGTGACCATTGACGCATCCGTCCTGTCGCGCCTCGACGAAAGGCAAGCACGCTTCCTCGTGTGGCAGAAGCGCTGGGGAAAGACAGCGCGGCCTAATCAAGTCCCTGAAGTGGCGGCCGCGCTCCAAGACAAAGACCCGCAGTTTACCGAGTGCGGCTATCTGGCAGGGCGCGGTTACGGTAAGACGCGCGTCGGAGCAGAGTGGCTGGCACGGAAAGTTTTTCTCGATCCGTCAGGGTTCGACAGCGCGGTGATCGCGCCGACCTATCAGGACGTGAAGTTCACCTGCTTCGAGAACGGGCTGCTCGACATCATCCCGCCTGAGCTGGTCAAAGCATACAACAAGACCGACATGACGATCGAGATGTTCAACTGCACAGGCGGTGTGTCACTGATACGCGGCTTCACGGCTGAGAAGCCTGAGCGCTTACGCGGCCCGCAGCACACACGCATCTGGGCGGACGAGCTGGCGGCTTGGCCGTACGACGACGTGTGGGACATGGCCATGATGGGCCTGCGCCTGGGCGACAAGCCGCAGGTGCTGTGGACCACGACGCCCAAGCCCAAGGACATCATCCGCAAGCTCACCGCGCCGAACCCCGGCCGGCTGATCGTGGCCGGCTCGACGTACGACAACAAGACGAACCTGCCCGACAGCTTCTTCGACCAGCTTCAGCAGTACGAGGGCACGACGCTCGGCCGGCAGGAGCTGTACGGCGAGCTGATCGATCCCGAAGAGAGCGGCATCGTGAAGCGGTCGCAGTTCCGCCTGTGGCCACACGACAAGCCGCTGCCTACGTTCGACCTTGTCATCCTGTCGCTCGACACGGCGTTCACCGAGAAGACGATGGACAAGCGGTCAGGTGATCCCGACCCGACAGCCTGCACGGTCTGGGGCGTGTTCCACCACGAGAAGCGCAACAACATCATGTTGCTCGACTGCTGGGAAGACCACCTCGGCATGCCCGACCTGATCCGGCGCGTGAAGAAAGAGATGAACATCGCGTATGGCGATGACGGCGACACCGCGCTGATCAAGCCGATGTTCGGCAGCGCGAAGCCGATGACGTCCGGGCGCAAGCCCGACATCCTGCTGATCGAAGACAAGGGCAGCGGCATCAGCCTGCGCCAGATGCTGGAGCGCGAGGGCCTCGAGGCCTACGCATACAACCCAGGGCGAGCCGACAAGCTGACGCGTCTGCACATCGTGTCGCCGATCTTCGCACGCAAGATGGTCTGGCTGCCTGAGAGCGCGTCGCACCCCGGCCGGCCGCGCAACTGGATCGACCCGCTGCTGCACCAACTGTGCGCCTTCACAGGCCCAGGCAGCATCAAGCACGATGACTTTGTGGACAGCACGACGCAGGCGCTCAGGCTATGCATGGACAAGCGACTGCTTGATGCTGTACAAGCACGCAAAGACGAGATGGTTGCGCCACCACGCAAACCAGTAACTAACCCCTACGCCGCATAAAGGACGAGGCCATGGACGAAGACGAGAACATCCTTACTGGCGAGATGATCGAGCTGCCCGACGACGAGGATGATAGCGTCATCGACACCGAGGACGGCGGCGCGATCGTGCGCCTGGACGACGGCGAAGGCGACGCACGCTCTGACGACTTCTACGCCAACCTGGCCGAGACGATGTCTGAGAGCGAGCTGTCCGAGATCGCACGCACCTATCTCGACGTGGTCGGCAAGGACAAGCAGGCGCGCAAGAAGCGCGACGAGCAGTACGAGGAAGGCCTGCGCCGCACTGGGCTAGGCGACGACGCACCGGGCGGTGCGCAGTTCCAAGGCGCGACCAAGGTTGTGCACCCGATGCTGACCGAGGCCTGCGTCGACTTCTCGGCCCGCGCCATCAAGGAACTGTTCCCACCGCAGGGCCCGGTCAAGGACTTCATCCCCGGCGAGCCGACAGGCGACAAGGTCAAGAAGGCCAAGCGCAAGACCGACTTCATGAACTGGCAGCTCACGACGCAGTCGCCTGAGTTCCGCGCAGAGCTCGAGCAGCTCTTGACGCAGGTGCCGCTCGGCGGCGCGCAGTACATGAAGGTGACGTGGAACGAACCGCGCAACCGGCCGGACTTCCTGTTCGTCGCGATCGACGACATGTACCTGCCGTTCGCCGCGACCAACTTCTATTCGGCGCAGCGCAAGACGCACGTCCAGTATCTGACGCAGCTCGACTATCAGCGCCGCGTTAAGCAGGGCATGTACCGCGACGTCGACCTAGCGCCGGTCAGCATGGAGCCTGACTTCAGCTTGGCTGAGAAGGCCAACATGAAGATCGAGGGCCGCGACGAGAGCAGCTACAACGAGGACGGTCTGCGCACCGTCTATGAGATCTACGTCATCTCCGACATCAAGGGCGATGAGGCGCTGCCTTACATCGTCACGATCGACAAGACGACGTCGAAGGTGCTCAGCATCTACCGCAACTGGGACGAGCTGGACGAGGCGAAGGAAGAGCTTCAGTGGTTCGTCGAGTTCCCGTTCGTGCCATGGCGCGGCGCCTACCCGATCGGCCTGCCACACATGGTCGGCGGTCTGTCTGCTGCCGCAACCGGCGCGCTGCGTGCGCTGCTCGACGCGGCGCACATCAGCAACAGCCAGACGATGCTCAAGCTGAAGGGCGGCTCGAAGGGCGGCCAGTCGCTTGAGATCCAACCGACGCAGGTCATGGAGATCGAGGGCGGCATGGCTGCGGACGACATCCGCAAGCTGATCATGCCGCTGCCTTACTCGCCGCCTAACGCAGTGCTGTTCAGCCTGCTCGGCTTCTTGGTCGACGCAGGCAAGGGCGTCATCCGCACGACGATGGAAGACATCGCCGACGGCAACCCGAACGCGCCTGTTGGCACGACGCTGGCTAAGCTCGAGCAGGGCATGGTCGTGTTCAGCGCCATCCATGCGCGCATGCACAACAGCATGGCTAAGCTGCTCGGCATCCTGCACCGCCTCAACGCGATGTACCTCAACGACGAGGACATCGAGGACGAGGTCGGCGAAGAGCTGGCGTCGCGTCAGGACTTCGAGGGCCCGCTCGACGTGGTGCCCGTGTCCGACCCGAACATCTTCAGCGAGGCGCAGCGCTTCGCCCAGATCCAGGCGGTGGCACAGCGCAGTGCCGCGCTGCCGCAACTGTACAACCAGCGCAAGGTAGAGGAGCGCATCCTCGAGACGCTGAAGATCCCGAACGCCAAGGATCTGCTCAACCCGGCGCTGGAGCCGAAGGAGCAGAACGCGGTGAACGAGAACGTGGCGGCGACCATGAGCCGGCCGATCGTGGCGTTCCCAGAGCAAGACCACATCGCGCATCTCAAGACGCACTTGGCGTATCTGATGAACCCAGCGCTGGGCATGAACCCGCTCATCGCGCCGACGTTCATCCCGGCGATCCTCAACCACCTCAAGGAGCACATCGCGCTCTGGTACGCCACCAGCGTATTCGACCTGGGCACCGAGGCGACCGGCACCGACATCGGCGACATGCTCAAGGATATCAAAGACACCGAAGCAAAGCAGGCGTTCGACGCCATGCTGGCCGAGGCGTCCCAGACCGTGGCTGCCTCGGCTGCCGACGTGTTCGCATCGCTGCCGCCCGTCATCCAGCAGGCGCAGCAGCTCATGCAGCAGTTTGCACCGCAGCCTCCGATGGATCCGAACGTGCAGCTCGCACAGCAGCAGATGCAGATGCAGACGCAGCGTGACCAGCAGCGTGCGGCGATCGACGCACAGAAGCTCCAGCTCACGGCGCAAGACGCGCAACAGAAGGCGCAACTGGACGCGGCCAAGCTTCAGCTCGACGCGCAGCAGATGCAGCAGCGCATGGCCGCTGACCAGCAGCGCCAAGAGGGCGAGACCCAGCGCAAGATGGCCGAGCTGCAAGTGCGCCAGGCTATGAACACGCAAGACAACCTGACGGCAATGGAGCTGGCACAGCTCGAGGTCGAGACAGGCGAACGCATCGCGGTGTCCACGGGCACCGGGATTAACCCGCAACCGTAAGGAGGCCGCAATGGCTAAGAGCGACAAACCTAAGACAAGCCAAGTTGCCCAGATGGGCGAAGGCATCAAGCAGCACAAGCGGATGGCCATGGGCGAGATGCCCAAGGTCCCGTCGACGCCTAAGACGCCTGCGTGAGAATTGAGACCCTGTTACAGCGCCTGGAGCAATCGCAAACCGACTTGGCCCGCGATGCGCTGCAACAGCCTCAATCCCGCGATCTGTTCGAGTATGGACGGGTCGTGGGTATGTATTCCGGTCTGGAACTAGCCAAAACCGCGTTGATCGACATGGTGGCTGAGAAGGAACGGAAGGAGTTTGACCTATAACTTGCAGGAAGGAGCACCCATGCAAGACTACGTTTTGAATAAAGTGAATTTTGATTATGCCAACATCGACGAGGCCTTCCCGCCCGTCGACCCTGGCGTTCAACCCTTCGGCAGCCGCGTGCTTTGTCAGATCCGTCTGGCGAAGAAGAAGACGGCTGGCGGCATCATCTTGACCGGCGACACCAAGGACACTGAGACTTGGAACACGCAGGTTGCAAAGGTGGTGGCGGTTGGCGACTTGGCGTACAAGAACCGCAACACCCAAGAGGCTTGGCCTGAGGGTTCGTGGGCACTGCCGGGGGACTTCGTCCGCGTCCCCAAATACGGCGGCGATAAGTGGACGGTTAAGATCGATGATGACCAAGAGGTCATCTTCGTAATCCTCAACGATCTGGATCTCATTGGCAAAGTCACGGGCGACCCGCTCGCGATGAAGGCATTCGTGTGATCCATAAGGCTGACGAAAGGAGCCGGTCATGGCTGAAGTAACACGTGAAGACGACGAAGAATTGGTA